AAACGTGTAGGTGAAAAGAAAGCACAAGAAATTGTAACTGAAGCCGCAGGTGTAGGTACACGTATGCACAAGTATCTTGAGGACTACATTGACACAGGCGAATGGCCCGATCCTGGCAGTAATCCTTATGCACAACAAGCACACATGATGGCTACACAAATAAAAGAAAATGCTATGAATGATGTGGACGAAATTTGGGGTAGCGAAGTGCCATTATACGTTCCAGGAATTTATGCAGGAACAACTGACCTTGTAGGTGTATACAAAGGACAACCTTGCATAATGGATTTTAAACAAACGAATAAACCTAAAAAAGAAGAATGGGTAGTTGATTACTTTTTACAATTAACAGCATATGCACTAGCACATAATGAAGTTCACGGTACAGATATACGTGAAGGACATGTGTTTATGTGCAGTCGTGCAGGCGAATATCAACAGTTTGACATTTGGCCAGACGAGTTTGATGACTGGAAAGATGAATGGTGGAAGCGAGTTTACGAGTATTACGAGAAATACGCATAAATACTTTAAATAAAGCGTAGGAGAAACTCGTGGCAGTTGTATCAATTTCAAGAATACAAGTAAGAAGAGGAAAAAAGAACGAAGGTTCTGGATTACCTCAATTGTCCAGCGGCGAATTTGGTTGGGCAGTTGATTCACAAGAATTATATATAGGTAATGGTTCAGTATCAGAAGGCTCACCAGCAGTTGGAAATACAAAACTTTTAAGTGAACATGATAATCTTTTTGAATTTGCAAATACTTACAGTTATAAAAAGAATCTAAACATACAAACAGGATCTAATCCTAATAGTCCTGTCCTACGCACTTTACAAGATAGATTAGATGATAAAGTAAGTATTAGAGCATTTGGTGCATCAGGTGACGGCACAGACCAAACAGCAGAGTTACAACGAGCATTAGATCAATTATACTTAAATGCAAGTAATAAAGGACAGCCAACTTCGAGAGTAGAACTTTATCTTGAAGCAGGCGAATATCAAATTACTAGTACAATTTATATTCCTCCGTTTGCTACTATTAGAGGCGCAGGACAAGAAAAAACTTTTATTCTTTCAGGCGCAGGTTATCCTGCATTTATGACAGTAAACGATCAAGCATTACCAGGAAACTACCCAGGAGATGAAAACAGCTCTACTCTAACACAGGCAAGGCATATTGAAGTTTCAGGACTTACTATCCGTTCGGAACAAGGACCTGGTATTGTTTTACGTAGTTGTAAAGACAGTATTTTTAAAGATATCACACTACAAGGTTCGTTTGAGTTTGGAGATACAGTTGACGGTGAAAGTGATGCATTAAGAATGACATCGTTAAGCACAGCAGTTACTTGCCAAAATAATACTTTTGAAAATATTGTTATTAAAAATTGGGTAACAGCAGTTAAAACAGATCATGATATAACAAATAATATATGGGACAACTGTTTAGTAACTCATGTATGGCAAGGGTTTGCATTTGGTGCTACAACTGTACTAGGTACTCCTGGAATGTTAACTGGACCAAAAAATAATATTATTTCAAATTCTACTTTTAAAGACATTTATATTAAAGCTATCTATATTGCCGCTGGCGAAGAGAACAAAAGTATTGATAATAAATTCTATCAAGTAGGAAACGAAGGTGGTACATCGTTAAACAATGTACATCCTATAATTGAATTTACATCAGCAAGTAATTCAAGTAGAGGAGATTGGTTCGAAAGAACAGAAGAATTAGGACATGATCAAACTTTTATTTCAGGAGTTGTTTACAATCCAGAAGTTAAAGGTCCAGTAATTACAGAATTTGATCACACAAATTCAGTTAACGTAGGACAATCAGGCACACCTACAAAACTGTTTAGATTACCTGCTGATACTGCAAAAGGATATGAAATAGATTATATCTACAAAAGTAGTGCAGTAAATGCAACAAGAAGTGGAACGCTGACTATAGTAGTTGATCCTTCAAATGATTTTGTCACATTAACAGACGAATACGACTTTGCAGGTGATTCACAATATGACGAAAACATAGAATTTTCAGCACAAAATTATGATGAAGATCTTGATTTATCGGTTGACACAGTAGCGGTTATGATGTTAAACTCAACTAATAGCGATGATGCTGTAATGTACTATAAAATCAAAACTAAGTCGTAGTTAATGTTTGAAAAGAAATATGAAGAACGGTTAGCCATCTGGAGTGACTTCCGAAAGTCGCTTGAAAGCTCAAAAGATCCTATCCAAGACACAATTGATTTTTACAATAAAGCACCATTGTGTAGAATATCAGCTGACCCGTGGACTAAAAGTACTTGGCCCGATCCTTGGGAATTATTAGCGGAAAATAATTATTGTTCCTTTGTTAAAATACTTGCAATATGTTACACCTTGCAATTAACTGACTGTTTATCCCAGTCGGCCTATGAGATACATATTGTACGAGACAATGAAAATTCTGCTACATACTACCTACTTTATGTAGACAACATTGTAATCGGATTCAACGGAGACACTTATGTTCATAAAGACGAATTACCTAAAACTATCTATTCTGAAATTGAACATGAGATGCCAGCACTTCAATAAATATCAAAATAATTAAAGAGGAAAAATAATGACAAATGGAACCATGATTATCAAACGTGACGGGACCAGTGAACATCTTAACATTGATAAGATTCACAAAGTAGTTATGCATGCCTGCGAAGGACTTGCTGGCGTTAGTAGTAGTCAAATTGAAATGAATGCTAATTTACAATTTTATGACGGTATGAGTACTGCAGAAATACAAGAAATACTAGTTCGTTCAGCGAACGATTTAATATCTTTAGAAAATCCAAATTATCAATTTGCTGCATCACGTTTATTAAGTTATGGTTTATATAAACAAGTGTTTGGTGAATTCCATGCAATGTCTTTTCGTAAAATGATTAATCTTATATTGAAAGAGGCGTTTACGATCCAGAAATACTGGCAAAGTATTCTGCTGAAGAAATTGAAAGAATGGATTCGTACTTGCATCACAAACGTGACGAAAACTTTACTTACGCAGGACTGCGTCAAGTTGTAGACAAATATCTTGTACAAGATCGTTCGTCAGGTGAAATTTTTGAAACTCCTCAATTTATGTATATGATGATTGCAGCAACACTATTTGCTAACTATCCAAAAGAAGATAGAATGCACTATGTAAGGAGATACTATGATGCGACCTCACTTTTTAGAATTAACATCCCCACACCCGTTATGGCTGGTGTTCGTACCCCTGTCCGTCAGTTTGCTAGTTGCGTTCTTGTTGACAGTGACGATACTCTCGATTCCATATTTTCTAGTGACATGGCTATTGGACGTTACACTGCACAAAGAGCAGGTATCGGCATTAACGCAGGACGTATCCGCGGGGTAAACAGTAAGATCAGAGGCGGAGAAGTCGCACACACTGGGATTATTCCTTTCTTAAAGAAGTTTGAGTCAACTGTAAGATGTTGTACGCAGAATGGTGTACGCGGCGGCTCTGCCACCACACATTTCCCGTTTTGGCATCAAGAGATTGAAGACATTCTTGTGCTAAAGAACAACAAAGGTACAGAAGACAACCGTGTACGTAAACTAGATTACTCAATTCAGTTAAACAAAACAATGTATGAACGCCTCCTTAGCGGAGGTGAAATTACCTTGTTCTCGCCACATGATGTTCCAGGATTGTATGAAGCGTATTTTGGTGATTCAGATGCATTTAAAGAAATGTATGAAATGTACGAGCGCAAGACGAGTATCAAGAAGAAAAAGATCGATGCAATGGAATTGTTTTCTGCACTAATTAAAGAACGTGCTGAAACTGGACGTATCTATATTATGAATGTAGATCACTGTAACACACATAGTTCATTTAAAGATACAGTATACATGAGTAACTTATGCCAGGAGATTACACTTCCTACTAAACCATTACAACATATTGATGACGAAAATGGCGAAATTGCTCTATGCATTCTAAGTGCTATTAATGTAGGTGTTATTAAAAGTTTAGATGATTTAGAAGAATTATGTGACTTAGCAGTTCGTGCGCTAGAAGAAATTATTGACTATCAGCGTTATCCAATTAAGGCAGCTGAGATTTCTACAAAAGCAAGACGCTCACTTGGTATTGGTTATATTGGGCTTGCACATTATCTTGCCAAAAACAAAGTAAATTATGCAGACGAAAATGCATGGAAACTTGTACACGACTTAACAGAAGCATTCCAATACTATCTGTTAAAAGCATCTAATGAACTTGCTAAAGAAAGAGGAGCCTGCGAATATTTTAACCGCACTAAATACTCAGACGGCATCCTTCCAATTGATACTTACAAGAAAGATGTCGATGCAGTAGTGGAGAACAATCTAAATTATGATTGGGATAGTTTACGCAATGATATCAGAGAGTTCGGGCTTCGTCACAGCACATTGTCCGCACAAATGCCATCAGAAAGCTCATCTGTTGTGTCAAACGCAACAAATGGAATCGAGCCACCTAGAGGCTACCTGTCCGTTAAGAAAAGCAAAAAAGGCCCCCTTAAACAGATTGTCCCACAATATCAAAGTCTTAAGCAATACTACACCTTGTTGTGGGACATGCCTAGCAACGAAGGTTACATCAATATTGTCGCGGTAATGCAAAAGTTCTTTGATCAAGCAATATCGGGCAACTGGAGTTACAATCCAACACAGTATGCAGATAATGAAGTACCTATGTCAGTTATGCTACAAGATTTATTAAACACATACAAATACGGTTGGAAAACTTCATACTATCAAAACACTTATGATTATAAAGAAGATCCAAGTGAGCTAAAAGAAGAAGTAGAATTAGAACAACCATTATTAGTTGAAGAAGATGAGCTTTGTGAAGCATGTGCAATTTAATGGTTGACAAACGTTATAAAATCGTATATATTAAAAAAGAATAATATAGGATTGATCAATGGTAAAAACAGTTTTTAATAAAGAAAAAGTCGACTTCACAAAACAGCCTATGTTTTTTGGAGAAGAACAAAACACACAGAGGTATGACACATTTAAGTTTCCTGTGTTTGATAAATTAAATCAAACAATGCTAGGTTACTTTTGGCGTCCAGAAGAAGTAAGTTTGCAAAAGGACAGAGCAGACTTTGCTAACTTTCGTCCAGAGCAGAAACATATCTTTACTGCTAACTTAAAATATCAAACACTATTAGATAGTGTGCAAGGGCGTGGTCCTTGTTTAAGTTTCTTACCTCATGTAAGTTTACCTGAACTAGAAGGTTGCATTGTAACTTGGGACTTTTTCGAAACTATTCATTCACGTTCGTACACACACATTATGAAAAATGTGTACGCAGATCCAAGTGAAGTGTTTGATACTATTTTAGAAGATGAAAAAATTATTGCCCGTGCTGTTTCAGTAACCAAACATTATGATGCATTTAACGAAGCAGCTGATAACTTTATCCACAAAGGTAAAGGTTCAATGCGTGAAGTAAAGAAAAAACTTTATCTTGCAATGCACACAGTGAACATTCTTGAAGGACTTCGTTTTTATGTAAGTTTTGCTTGCACCTTTGGTTTTGGTGAACTAAAACTAATGGAAGGTTCAGCTAAGATTATTTCATTGATTGCTCGTGATGAAGCACAGCATTTAGCACTTAGTACACACATTCTTAAACTTTGGGCGCAAGGCAAAGACGATCCAGAGATGGTATCTATTGCTAAAGAGTGTGAAGAAGAAGTATATGAATTGTGGCGTACCTGTGTTGAAGAAGAAAAAGACTGGGCTAATTACTTGTTTAAAGACGGAAGTATGATTGGATTGAATGCAGTATTGTTGCATCAGTATGTAGAATACATTGCTAATCGTAGATTAAAAGCTCTAGGGTTTAATGCTATATTTGATCAACCTGTTAACACAAACCCATTACCTTGGACACAGCATTGGTTGTCGAGTTCAGGCTTGCAAGTTGCTCCACAAGAAACAGAAGTTGAATCTTATGTTATTGGCGGCATCAAACAAGATGTAGATAAAGATAAACTTAAAGGATTCTCACTATGATACACATTTGGGGTAAACCTGCATGTCCATCATGCACAAAAGCAAAAGCATTTTGTGAACAACGTGGATATCAATTTGAATATTTAGAACTGGGCAAAGACTTTGAACGTGAACGAGTTTTAGAAGAATTCCCAGAAGCTAGAACATTCCCACAGATTGTTGTCAATGGACTAAAAGTTGGCGGCTATGAACAGTTTACACGTTATGTAGAAGAAACGAATTACACAGGAACAGGACACACTTTATGATAATTGAAACGCCTTACAAGGCAACAGATACAATTACAATTAAAACAACAGCAGGCGAAGAAGTAGTTGCTCGATTTGTAGAAGAAGATGACAAATCAGTTACAGTTGAAAAGCCAATGGCTATTATGGCAACAGCGCAAGGTATCGGACTAGGTCCGTTCTCCTTTACCATTAACCCAGATGCAAAACTGAAAATAAATAAAAGTGCAGTGTTAGTTATACATAAAACTGATAGCGAAATGGCAAAACAGTATGTATCTAGCACAAGTGGGATAACAATGGTATAAGGATATAAATGAGCGGACATGCAAAAATATTTACAGAATCGGGGACTGAAGGTGTAGGTAAAACTACAGTTGACCATTCTGATATTGATACAGATCCAGGTTCTTCGCCCGAAGATCATAGACATATTGACTATGATCTAGCTCATCAAGCATGTCTTGCTGAAATAGCAAGCCTTTTTGAGGATATACAATCTGATCTAAGAATTATTACTGATAGATTCGATGATCAAACAAAAGGTGTATTTGTAAGACAAGCAGACACAGTTGCATGTAATCCAGCAAATATTGCTCAACAAGCATTATTAATGCAAGCATTACAGAACGGCGGCATACTAGATCAAATTAATGCTGAGATTGCAAATCCATCAAATCTAGCTGATACTTCACCTTCTAACTATAGCAGTATTAGAAATGGTGGAGGCACAGGTCAAGGATATTCAGGCGGAACAACACAAAACTCTCAAAGTCCAGGATATGCAGGTTCTGAGTTTGTTACTACAGAAGATGGTAAAACAATTCCTTTAACAAAAGCGGAAGATAGTTCATTTGCAAGAAGCACAGGTGGCGGTGACGGAACAGTTAAGTATGGTAACCAAGGTACTAAACGTTCTTTACCTATCCAGCAACAACTTTGGGATATATTAGAAACAGCAGCTAAAGCAGCTAAAGTTAATGTCCTTATTACAAGCGGAGGACAAGTGCCTGTAAGTCGTGGCGGTATTAAAGGACGTAATAGAATAGGATCTAATAGGCACGACGAAGGATTTGCAGCAGACGTTGCTCTTTATACTCCAGATTTTAAAGGTAGACAACTTAATTTAAAAAGTAAAGATGATTTAGCAATAGTTCTTAAATTTATGGAAGCATGTAGAGATGCAGGTGCAACAGGAATAGGCGCAGGTAACGGCTACATGTCTGACAGTCACGTACATGTAGATATAGCATGGATAGGACAGCAAAAAGGAATTATTTCAGGGATACTATCTAATAGATATTGGGGCGGAGGAAAGTCAGCAGGACTAAAAACAGGTACTGCAAATACTCCTACATATCTAGCATCACTAATGGCACCAAGGGATAATACAGCATAATGGCAGGAAACGGAACAAGCTCACCTTATGAACACATAGATATGACTCCTGAATACAACAGGATCATTACTGCTCTAACGGGTATAAGAGACGACATTAGACTACTAAGACGTAGAGCAGAAGATTGCGAAATAGGTGTTGTTACTAACTCAGTTATGAACGACTTACAAAGAGCTATGATGACAACATCAATGAGTGCATCAGGCGGTAACATGGCAGAGTCTGTTCGACAAGCAATAGATAGCGGTAATACTGCAAACGGAGGCATAGGTGCACCAACAGCACCGGCTGGTGAAGATGGACTTACTCGTGCTGAAATATTAGCTGCACTTGGACAAGATGCAGAAAGTACTAGAACAGTTATACGTGTAAACGGAATGTACTATTTTGAAGCTGAGGCAACTGCTGGACCCGATGACGGATTAAGAGGCTCGATACCACAAGTAACTCCGTATACTCAAGGAGAATATCTAGGATATCATAACTGGGCATCAAACCAACCAGTAACAGGATCTCCAGCTGGTCCGCCAGATGATATTCCGCATCCAAGTGTTACCAAAAAACGTTGGCCTGCAACTAGACCAGCAGGACAAACAGCAGTTCCAACTGCAAATCCAAACGCAGATTTAATTGATCCAGTAACAGGAGATGTTATACCTAAATCTTTAGAGGACCAAGTTAAAGATTTAACATCTGGAGAAGCACCTCCTCCAGCATGGGAAACTAGTGACGGAACAGGAGTAGGTTAATGCCTAAGGTACACAGAGTTGGCGATTCGGATAGTAGCGGCGATACCGCAGTAATTGGTTCTGACGATGTATTTGTAAATGGCGGTCCAACTCTTGGCGGCGGGTTTACATCTGCACTAGGAGTTGATGATGCTGTAGGAGTATCAGATGCTGAAGCAAGAGCCATACTTTCAGGAAGAGCTGCTGAACTTGCCGCAGGAGGCGACCCGGATCAGAACGAAGCGTTAGAATCTTATGGCGGCGGCACACCGGGCGGAACAAATCCAGTATCTGGTGTTGAAGGAGCTCAACCTGCTCCTGGATCTGATGCTGCTGGAAATACAGAAGGCAATGTTCCTTTTAATAATGACAGACCAGAATCAGAATGGATCAAAGTACAATCACATGTTAATCCAGCAGTACTAGATGATGTTTGGACTAAAGCAGTTAACTTTGCAAAAAGTTTAGGAAAACCAATTACACTAAACAGTGCATATAGAACTCCAGAATATAACCGTAAAGTTGGCGGTGCAAAAAATAGTATGCATGTCCAACGCAAAGCCATTGATGTGCAATGGGGTTGTAGTAGTGCTCAAGATAGAGTTGACTTTATTCAAAAAGCAATTGATGCAGGATTTACAGGAATCGGAGTATACAATAGCTTCTGTCATATGGACATAGGCCCAAAAAGATGTTGGGGTCCAAACGGTAGCCGCACTGGCGTGTTTCAACAATACAAAACTGTCCTTAAAAATAACGGATTTCCACTTTAATACTTGACAATAACAATTTCTTATGCTATTATAAGGTATGATTAAAAATACTAAGGCTAAGAAAGAGGCTCAATTTGAAAAATAAAGTAATACTTACTGATTGCGATGGAGTACTGTTAGACTGGGAATATTCATTCGATCAATGGATGAAACATCATGATTATACAGTTGTAACACCAGGTTGTTACGATATGGATATCAAATACGGACTAGAAAAGAAAGAAACAAAACGTTTAGTTCGTATGTTTAACGAAAGTGCATGGATTCGCAAACTTCCTCCGCTACGTGATGCAATCCATTATGTAAAGAAGTTACATACCGAACATGGATATATATTTCATGCAATAACAAGTTTAAGTGATGATAATTATTCGCAGCACTTGCGTACTAAAAACTTGCGTGAATTGTTTGGTGATACTGTATTTGAGAAATATGTTTATTTAGATACAGGCGCAGACAAGGATGAAGAATTAAAAGTTTATGAAGGTAGTGGTTGCTACTGGATTGAAGATAAGCCAGCTAACGTAGATACTGGTATAAATTTTGGACTAGACGGTGTACTTGTAAGCCACAAACATAATGAAAATTATGCAGGTAAGGCTAAATGTGTACGTAACTGGAAAGAAATTTACGATATAATTATTTCAGGAGAAAATATATGACACAACCAACACATGAACAAATTGTTCAAGCATATCAAAACTATCTAGCAGAACATGCAACCTTTGAAGAAAAAGGTGTAAAAGCAGCAGCCGCTAGAGCTCGTAAGGCACTTGGAGATTTAGGTAAATTAACTAAGTCACGTAGAGCCGAAATTCAAGAAAAAAAGAACGCAATGTAATTAGTAAATGTGCCGGCAATAGTCGGCACTTTTATTATAAGCTAGGAAAGAAAGAATGAATCCAGTACCTAGAAAATTACCAGATGAAGAACGTAATCTAATAGACGAATGGTTAAAAAATAACAAAGCAACTACGTTTGAAGCGTATAAAAAATCTGAAACTGTAGAACTTAAAATACAAAAAAGAAAAACCCAAAAGAAAGAATAATATGCCATATGTTGATGTATTTCCTAGTGCAGTATCAATTACTGACTTAGAAAGAGATTTTACACAAGAAGAATTAAAAGTAGTTGATGAAGAATACAAAACTGCAATGCACAACATTGGCAATATGATGGGCGCAGATCAATATGTATTAAATAGACCAGAACTTGCAAATATAAAGGCAACATTAGAGCAAAGATTAAAAAATTATTTAGAAGATGTATTTGCTCCTAAAAATAATTTAGAAATTTATATTACACAAAGTTGGTTTAGTTGGTTAAATCCAGGACAACACTTTCATGAACATCAACATCAAAACAGTTTAATATCTGGTTGTTTGTATTTTAATGCAGACAGAAATCAAGACGCATTAATTTTACACAAAAAAGAATTTCAACAAATTTATATTCCTGCTGTTACTGAAAAAACAAACAAATGGAATTCGCAAATGGCTACTATACCTGTTAGTACTGGAAACATTGTATTGTTTCCTTCTAAAATTACTCATAGTGTAGCACCGACACAAGGTAACTATATAAGAACAACTCTTGCTTTCAATAGTTTTATTCGTGGAAAAATAAAAGAAGGACTGCATTTGTTGGACTTAGAGTTAAAATGAATGAAACTGTAGACTTTAATGACATTAAAAAATTATTTGATGAAACATGGGACGTAGGTTATTTAAGCGAAAATCATCTACTCCAGTCTGCATACTCGCCTTTAAAAAATAAATTCCACGTATTTGGTTACGACTATACAAATAGCACACAATTTAAAGATATTAAAAATGCAATAGTGTTAATAAAAACAGGACACACCTGGGATTATTCTCATTATGATCAAGCAATTGATATTTTAAAAGAAAGTCCTTTAGAAGGTTGGTATCCTGCATATACAAATTACAAACAAGCTGCAATACACGCAGGACTTGGAGTAAGAGCAAAGAATAGTCTTGTTTATAGTTTTAAATTTGGATTTGACTGCCACATTGCAATGGTATGTTTTCATGCTAAAATTATTAACTATCCTGACAGAAGTAAGAAACGTAACTATGGACTTTGGAAACATTGCGAAGGTTGCGATGATTGTATTGTAAACTGTCCAGCAAAGGCAATACACTATGATGACAAAGAACCTCCGTGGATAGATTCAGCAGCTTGCGAGAATTTTATATTTTTTGGAAAAGATGGAAGAGTACCAAATGTTTTAAACTATTGGCATAAAAATGTACATCCAGAAATTCCACAAGATGTTATTGATAGCATAGACACATTAGAAAAAATGAATAAAACTATTGGTACTTTCCAATGGGACGCAAATGGTTATAGTTATGACGGGAATGTAACCAAAAGACATGGTAAGAAAGTATATGTACCGCACTGTCGAGAATGTACTAGTCAACCCAGATGTAGTAAATGGAATGGCAACTATCCTTATGATGGTTCAGAATAGACTTATGTTAGCGCCTACATTTTTTAAAAAAGTAAATACGTTATGTTAAAAGATCTTAAAGAAGAATATAGATTATTTTACATGGTCAAGGGCCACCTTGACGCAGACCCCCAAACAGTTGTAGCAAGTGCAGATGGATATTTCAAACGCCTTTGGGCAGATGGATGTAACGGCGCTCCGTTGTACGATTACGATGAACAGTTCGAACTAGCATGGAGAAAAAAACACAATGGTATCTCGTTCGATTCAGAATCTTAGTACAGAAGATTTAACTTACTTAGAGCAACTACTAGGTAAAGAGTTTGCAAACATTAACGAACGCAAACAAGCATTTAAAACAAAAAACGGCTGGTGTCCAGAAGAAGCAAATAGTAAAAAAATTTTACGTCTTATGAACGCAGTCCGCTCCCAAAAAAATTTAACACGTTTAGAAAAGTGGTAATATGAAACCAAACAAAACCTTTGAGCTCTCTGTTGACGATTTAGAGTTAATAGAACGCAGTCTAACAGCATTTATGACAACAGCAGATTATGTGGATCAAAAAGAAATAGCACAAGTGCTAGGAAAATTACACAATCAAAAGAATTGGTACCGTCCTAAAAACAAAGTGTATATTTCAGGTTGACAAAACTTAAAATATAGCGTATAAATAACTTGTAACGTTGAAGCTAATCAACGACGAACTGGACCCGGGGGCGGTACCCGGCGACTCCACCATAAGCAC